TCCTGAGTTTCAGTTTGTACTCCGCGAATCTCAACAAGCCGTCTATGACGAACTCAACGATAATAGTATCATCAATGCGTGGGTAAGCTGGGGAAAGACTTTTACAGGTCTTGCAATCGCAGGAAAGCTAGGACAAAAAACATTAGTTATTACACATACAGTACCGCTAAGAAATCAATGGGCAAAAGAGGTAGAAAAAGTATATGGGTTTACTCCTGGAATTATTGGCAGTGGTAACTGGAACACTGATACTTGTATTGTGGTTGGTAATACCCAAACAATCTACAGAAACATCGATCGAATTCGAAAACTTTTTGGAACAATTATCTTGGACGAAATGCATCACGTATCTTCGCCAACGTTTTCAAAGATCATCGACACAAACCACGCAAGATACAAAATTGGACTAAGTGGTACAATCGAGCGAAAAGATGGAAAGCACGTAGTCTTTCGAGATTACTTTAGTCAAAAGGTATTTAAACCGCCGAAAGAAAACTTTATGGCTCCAAAAGTAGATATTATAAAGTCAGAAATAAGGTTTATGGATGGCGCCAGGACACCGTGGGCTAACAGAGTTACTAATCTAGCAACAAATGAAGAGTATATTCACACAGTTGCAATGCTTGCTTCTTACTATGCAGCAAGAGGACACAAAGTTCTAGTAGTATCAGATCGAGTAAACTTCTTAAAGAACTGTGCTATACTAGCAGGCGAAAAAGCAGTATGTGTTACAGGGGATGTCCCTCACGAAGAACGTGAAACATTCTTAAATGAGATAAATTATGGCGATAAAAACATTCTTTTTGGGACTCAAGCAATATTTAGCGAAGGCATATCAGTTAATGCCCTCTCTGTCCTTATACTCGGTACCCCTATCAACAATGAACCCCTCCTCACACAGCTCATCGGAAGAGTCATCCGAGAGCGAGAAGGAAAAAAGACCCCAGTAATAGTAGACATTCACCTAAAAGGGAACACTGCTCGAAAGCAGGCTTCCAATAGAATGGGATACTATATGAAGCAGGGTTGGCACATCAATCAAGTATAGAAAAATAGTTCTTGACATTTACGTTAAATTTTAGTATAATATGTTATTATTCGATTGGAAAAAAGTCTATTCTACAGCAGCGGGTGATCCTGTGGATATTGTACGGATACTACGAATGTTGGTAGAAAAACGCATTCCAAAGAATAAGTATGACAAAACATTTTTTTATTCACAGATAAACTTTGACGGTACAAGTTTTCTAGTTCATCCAGAAAGATTATTATACGATGGATATAAATATTCTTTTCGAGAAGTGGCTGTATATACAGGCGTTGCTGCTTTGCGGCCTATTTCTGATTTCTATTCTACTCATAAAATAACACTAGATATAATACTTGTACCAGAAGAAGCTTTAATACACATTTACGAAAACAGGCTACTGGATATAAAAGATGATAAAATACATTTTTTATATGAAAGAAGTCCCTCTAAAAAGGAGATACATTAATGGCACTTACATTTAACAAAGCAAAGGGCGCAGCTCAAAAAAGTTCAATCAACACTTTTGTTCCCCAGGATGGCGACAATAATGTTCGGCTTGTAGGCGACGTATTGGCTCGTTACGTTTACTGGATCGAAGGCGAAAATGGAAAGAATATTCCTTTGGAATGTCTTTCTTTTGATCGAGACGAAGAGCGTTTTAATAATAAAGAAAAAGACTGGGTTCGTGAATACTACCCCGATCTGAAATGTGGATGGAGCTATGCTATGCAGTGCATTCACAATGGTGACTTAAAAGTCTTTAACTTAAAGAAGAAGCTCTTTGAGCAGATCATGACAGCTGCCGAAGATCTAGGCGATCCTACTGACACTAAAACTGGTTGGGATGTCAAGTTTAAGCGAGTTAAGACGGGTCCTTTGCCCTATAATGTAGAGTATCAAGTACAGGTGCTCAAGTGTAAGTCTCGTGCTCTTGATGAGGATGAGCTGTCACTAATTGCCGCTCTGAAGTCTATGGACGATGTTATGCCTCGGCCAACTCCAGACGCACAAAAAGAGTTACTCGATAGAGTACGAGAGGGCGCTAGCAATGAAGCTAATGTAGACGAAGAAGCACTAGAGAAAGAGTTTGACGTTGCATGATTCTTTTTACAGCCGACTGGCATATAAAACTGGGGCAGAAAAATGTCCCAGTTTCTTGGGCTTTAGATAGGTACACGTTATTTTTCAAGCAAATACATAGCTTGGAGAAGATGTGCAATATGCACATTATTGGGGGCGATCTCTTTGATCGCCTTCCTAATATGGAAGAGTTAGAACTTTACTTTTCTTTTATACGAGGAGTAAGTATTCCAACTCTTATCTACGATGGAAACCACGAAGCTACCAAGAAAAATAAAACTTTCTTTACACAGCTAAAACAAGCAAGTAGAGATATTAACCCTTTAGTACAGATAGTGGATATTTCATATCGTGATTCCGATCTTGGTTTTGGTGTTCTTCCTTATGCCGACTTACATAGAAAAGGAAGCATTGAAAAGTTTATACAGACAGAACCACTGTTTACTCATGTACGAGGAGAGATACCTCCCCATGTCAAGCCAGAGGTGGACTTAGACAGGTTTGAGGATTTTCCTATCGTATTTGCGGGAGACCTACACGCACATAGTAATACTCAGCGTAATATTGTATACCCTGGCAGTCCAATGACGACTTCCTTTCATAGAACTAATGTAACTACTGGTTATCTTCTTATAAATCCAGACGACTGGTCTTGGATATGGGAGCCTTTTGACCTTCCACAATTGATACGTAAGACTGTAAATAGTACAGAAGAAATGATACCTACTGAGTACGACCACACAATATATGAAATAGAAGGGGACATACAAGAGCTCGCAGATATAAAAAACTCAGAACTACTAGATAAAAAAGTTGTGAGAAGAAATAGTGAGGCAGCATTACTTCTTGATAAGGAAATGACACTTCAAGAAGAGCTTACAGAATACTTGCAATTTATATTAGAAATAGAAGAAGCACGAATACCAGATATTATAGGAACTTTTAATGATTACGCTTCAAAAGTTGCAATGGAATAATTGTTTTAGTTACGGACAAGGCAATGAAATAATGCTGGATGAAAGAACTTTAACCCAAATCTTAGGTACAAATGGTATGGGTAAAAGTTCTATTCCTTTAATTATTGAAGAGGCTCTGTATAATAAAAATTCAAAAGGGATTAAAAAAGCAGATATTCCTAATCGTTATGTAAATAATGGCTATGATATAATTCTTGATTTTACTCGTGATGACGATGAATATAAAATAACCGTAAATCGAAAAACAAACGTAAAAGTAAAATTCGAAAAGAATGGAGAGGATGTATCTAGCCATACAGCTACAAACACATATAAGTCTATACAAGAAGTTATAGGCATAGATTTTAAGACCTTTTCACAACTCGTATACCAAAATACAAACGCAAGCCTACAATTCCTAACGGCCACAGATACTAATAGAAAAAAGTTTTTAATTGAGCTTTTATCTTTAGAAAAGTATGTTGAACTTTTTGAATTATTTAAGTCTGCTTCCAGAGATATTTCTATGGAAGTAAACACACTTGACAGTCAGGTAAGTACGATTGAAAAATGGTTGACAGATAACAAATTGACAGATACCAATGTACTGCCAATGCTAAATTTAGAAATTGATACGGAGGAAGAAGAGAAAGAATTTCGATTTTTAACAAAAGAGATTGAAAATATTTCGGAAAAAAATAAAAAAATTTCTAAAAACAATTCTTATATTGAACTGCTTCGACAAGTAGATATTAATGACGCTAGAAAATGCACTGTTGAAAAGAAAGAATCCTATGATGACTTACAGTCAGAACTAGGAAGTCTCAACGGGGTTGTAGCGGGGTCTAAAAAATTACTAGAAAAACTCAACAAACTCGGAGATCACTGTCCTACGTGTGAACAGACAGTAGACTCTGACTTTAAACAAGCCCTCCTCCTGGAGGAATCAAAAAAGGTTGCAGAGGCGAGAGAAAAACAAGATGAAATTGAAAGAAGAATATCAGAAATTAAACGAAACAATCGAGAGTACGATAGTGCTCGAAAAATTGAAAGGGATTGGGAAGACTTGTATCGAAGTATTGACAGAAGTCTCCCAGTGGCCATCTTGGATAAAAACGAGTTGGAAAAGCGCTTGGCTCGAGTACGAGATGACTTGGGCAGAAGAAAAAGCGAAGTGGAACGTATCGCAAAAGAAAATGAGCAGCGAACAAAACACAACACCAGAATCCAAGTAATACAAGAACAAACTGATGAATTTTGCGCTCAACTTGAAAAAGCACACGAAAAGTTAAAGAGTATAGGAGAGCTTTCATCAAATCTAGAAGTACTAAAAAAGTCTTTTAGTACAAATGGTTTAGTTGCATACAAGATCGAAAATCTTGTAAAAGAGTTAGAAGAACTCGCAAACCACTATCTAGCAGAACTTTCAGACGGTAGATTTACACTTGAATTTGTAGTAACAAATGATAAGTTAAATGTACAAGTCACTGACAATGGAAATGTTGTAGACATTCTTGCGCTTTCGAGTGGAGAGTTAGCCCGGGTTAACACAGCAACACTAGTTGCAATTCGAAAGCTAATGAGTAGTATTTCCAAATCCAGGATAAATGTACTATTTCTGGATGAGGTTATCAACGTTCTTGACGAAACAGGTCGAGAAAAAATAGTAGAAGTTCTTCTTCAAGAAGATCTAAATACTTATATTGTTAGTCACGGATGGAGTCATCCACTGCTTGAGAAAATAGAGGTTATTAAATGCGACAACGTCAGCAAACTAGAGTACTAAATAGGCTAGTGTCTGGTAGAAGACAACAATGGTTACTACAGGAGGAGGAAAATGAGAGAAGTGATAACGGAAGCTTTGAAGGCGAAGTACTTCGGGGCAATGAAAGAGGCACAGGCAAATATAGAGATTTATCTGGAAAGCCCAGTTGGTATTGGAGAGCACCCAGACATAGTCGCCGCAATTGACTCACAGATTGCAATACTTGCAGAAGCTCAAGAAAAATTCCAAGTACTAGAAGAATTCAATCATGGTGGACAGTAGAGCGAAAGGAGCCCGAGGAGAATATTTAGTCAGAGATTTATTGCGCGAGTACACAAATCTACAGTTTGAAAGAGTTCCTAATTCTGGAGCTTTGGAGTATCTAAAAGGAGATTTATATATACCGCATGAAAAGAATAAGTATTGTATAGAAGTAAAAAACTATGCAGATTCTCCTCTTACTGATAAAATTTTTACTGCTCCAAAAACTAACAATCTTATTCGCTGGTGGACTAAATTAAATTTACAAGCGGCTCAGGGGAACCAAGAAGCCTTACTTTTCTTTAAGTATAATAGATCCCCTATTTTTGTAGTTACAGCCGATAAGCCTGAAAATTTTTCTTTATGGATTGATATAAATTTTTTAGGATGTTACGTAATGGTTGCAGATGAGTGGTTAAAAAATGAAAATCCGGAGTTTTTATAATGGCATTTAGTTTTGAAGATAAGCTATTTGAGGAAGATTCTCCCTACTCTAGTCTAATTGTTGACGCTTTGAATTTGGCCTTTCGATGGAAGCACCAAGGAAGATCAGATTTTCGTTACGAATTTGAAGGCACTGTTCAAAGTCTAGCAAAGTCATACGATACAGATAGAATAATTATTGCTGCAGATTGGGGCTCCTCTTCTTATAGAAAGATAATTAGTAAGGACTATAAACAAAATAGAAGAGAAAAATTTGCAGAACAAACGGAAGAAGAACGAATAGCATTTGAAGAGTTTTTTGAAGAGTTTGAAGCCAGTCTTGAGGTAATGGAAGAGAGTGGATATACAGTTCTTCGGTATAAAGGTGTAGAAGCAGATGATGTCGCAGGACATCTAGTAAAGTATAAGGATAAATATCACTTAGGAAATATTTGGCTTATATCAAGTGACCGAGACTGGGATCTATTAATACAAGAGGGTGTAAGTAGATTTTCTTATGTGACGAGGAAGGAAGTTACGCTAGAAAATTGGAGCAGTCACTATGACTGTGCTCCCGAACAGTATATCTCTGTAAAATGTTTAATGGGGGATAAAGGCGATAATGTAGCTGGATTTCCTGGAATTGGTCCAAAACGTGCGGTAAGCCTTGTAAAAGCATATGGTAGTGCATATGATATTTACGAAGCTGTACCAATAAATAGTAAATATAAATTTATACAAGGATTGAATGAAAATCCAGAGCAGATTCTTAAAAACTATGAGTTGATGGACTTATTAACTTACTGTGATGATGCATTAGGTGTAACAAATTTTAAGGATATACAAGGGAGAATGTTGGATGGGCTTTAATGTAGTTGTCGATTATAATCGAGACGCTTATCTATCAGAGTTTAGTAAAAAAACTTTGGAAGATAGATATATGATTGATGGAGAACTTTCTCCTCAAGATGCGTTTGCACGTGCAGCAGGAGCTTTTGCAAATGATGAAGCACACGCACAACGATTGTATGATTATGCTAGTAAACTTTGGTTTATGTTTAGCACCCCGATACTTTCAAATGGTGGCACTACTCGTGGCTTGCCAATTAGTTGTTTTTTAAACTATGTAGAAGATAGCAGGCAAGGAATTACTAATCACTATACAGAAAATGCTTTTCTTAGTAGTGTAGGAGGAGGAGTAGGAGGATGCTGGAATAATATTCGTAGTGTAGGAAGTAAAACTTCTAATGGCTCTGAAAGCACAGGAGTAATTCCTTTTATGAAAGTTGTAGACGCCGAGATGCTTGCTTTTAGTCAAGGTGTTACACGTCGAGGCAGTTATGCAGCATATCTTGATATGTCCCACCCAGAAATAGAGGAGTTTTTAGATGTTAGAAAACCGACTGGAGGGGATATTAATCGTAAGTCTACTAATCTTCATCACGGAGTGGTTGTTTCAGATCAGTTTATGGCCCTTATAGAAGGTGCCACCAAGGAAGAGGGTTTCGATGACTCTTGGGATTTGAAGGATCCTAATTCTGGTAGAGTTGTAAAGACTGTATCCGCAAAAACACTTTGGGTAAAACTTATTCAAAATCGTGTAGAAACTGGTGAGCCTTATATTATGTTCGGTGATACAGTGCAGAATGGATTGCCTGAGTGTCAAAAAAAGAAAGGATTAAAAGTAAATCACTCAAATCTATGTAGTGAAATTACTCTTGCTACAGATGAAGATCGTACCGCAGTGTGCTGTCTTTCGAGCGTAAATCTAGAAGAGTTTGATGAGTGGCAACACGATCCGAATTTTATTCCTGATTTAGTAAATATGTTAGATAATGTGCTTAGTTACTTTATTGAGAACTCTCCGCGAGAGCTATGGAGAGCCGCACATAGTGCAATGCAAGAAAGAAGTATTGGACTAGGCGCAATGGGGTTTCATGCTTATCTACAAAGACATGGTCAGCCATTTGAAGGTATAATGGCAAAGAGTGCAAACATGAGAATGTTTAAACATATAAAATCGGAGGCAGAAAGTGCAACTCGTGAATTGGCTAATACGCGCGGCGAAGCGCCTGATGCATTGGGGTATGGAATCCGTAACGTTCATTTGCTCGCTGTTGCTCCTAATGCTAGCTCTAGTATTATTTGCGGCAACACTAGTCCTAGTATCGAGCCTTACCGTGCTAATGCGTTTACTCAAAAAACTAAATCCGGATCCAGTTTACAAAAGAACGAATATCTAGAGCATATTCTTCAAGAGATGGGAGAAGATACTGATGAAATATGGAAAGGAATTATTACAAACGGCGGCTCAGTACAGCATTTGGAATTTTTGGACGATTGGACAAAAGATGTATTTAAAACAGCCGTTGAGATTGACCAAAGATGGGTTATTGATCTTGCGGCGGATCGACAGCAATATATCTGTCAAAGTCAATCTCTAAATGTATTCTTTCCTGCCAATGTGTCTAAACAAGAATTGCATGGTATACATATGATGGCATGGAAGAAGAAAGTAAAAACTCTCTACTATCTTCGTAGCGAAGCATATAAGAGAGCTGAAAAAGTATCTGATGAAGCATTACGTCAATACATATTTGATAGCATTGACGAAGGCGCGTGTTTAGCGTGTGAAGGATAAAAAATGAATTTATTACATGAAAGAGAATACTACAAGCCCTTTAATTACCCTTGGGCTTATGAACACTATAAAACTCAACAGCATATGCATTGGCTTCCGGATGAAGTCAATCTTGCTGATGATCTTCGGGATTATCGTGATAAGTTGACTCCTGAGAATCGTAGACTTATTAATCAAATTTTTAGATTTTTTACTCAGGCAGATGTAGATGTTTGTTGTGGGTATGCTACGCATTACCTACCAACATTTAAACAGCCTGAAGTAAGAATGATGTTGTCTGCTTTTGCAGCAATGGAGGCAGTACATCAAGAAGCATATTCTTTGTTACTAGAAACTCTTGGGTTTGGTGATGATGAATACCAGAAATTCTTTGAGCATAAAGAAATGATGGATAAACATGAGTATCTATCCCATTTTGGTATGGATACTCCAATGAATATTGCAAAAACAATGGCAATTTATTCTGGTTTTACAGAAGGAGTACAGCTATTTAGTAGTTTTGCAATTTTATTAAACTTTCCAAGACATAATCTTATGAAAGGAATGGGCCAAATTGTAACTTGGTCTGTGCGAGATGAAACCCTTCATGTAGAAGGAATGTCTCAACTTTTCCGTACCTTTATTCAAGAACACCCAGAGCTTTGGACTGATGATCTTAAATATGAAATCTACTGTGCAGCAGAACGTACTGTTGAACTAGAAGATGCATTTATTAATCTATGTTTCCAAGGTGCTTCTATTCCTGATCTTACTCCTGAAGAAGTAAAAGAGTATATCCGATATATTGCTGATAGAAGACTTCTTGGATTAGGTATGAAAAAGATTTTTGGAAGTGAAAATAATCCTTTGCCCTGGCTCGACTATATGTTGAATGGGGTAGAGCACACTAACTTTTTTGAAAATCGTGCCACAGAGTATGCTCGGGCGAGTACTACAGGTAATTGGCAAGACATATTTAAATAGGATTTATTATGACTGAAGTTGAAGAAACTGATCCCCGTCCCGCAATTACTTTGGATGGGGAAAAATATATTATTGAAGAACTTTCCGAAAAAGGACAGTACTACACTACTCAAATTCAAATTTTGAATAAAGATGTAAACGATGCTCAATATGGACTAGAAAGATTGAATGTTTCTAGGGCAGGGTTTATTAATATGCTTCGAGTAGAAATTGCACAAGAAGCTGAAGACGCAGAAGCTGCTACAGAAGAGGAAGGCTCAGATGGCTAAAGAAATTGATATTCCTCTTGCAGATGAAGCAGGATGGGAAGATTCATTAGATAATCGAAAAGAAGAAGAATCCCCTCCTTTTGAGCCTAATTTATCTGAACTTGGAATTATGTATTTAGCACAAATTCAAGATTTGCAGCAGCAATTAGAGCAAGAACATTTAAAAGTTCAACGTCTCGAAATGGCAATAAAAGGATTTAGTATAGCACTTCAAGAAGAAATAGAAAAGGGGCAATAGCCCCTTTTTTATTACCCCTGTAAAGCTGCTGTGGGTGG